AACCACAGAAGTTAATTTTAAAACCAATTCTTGCAAGTCAACATGCTCCAGGTGCTGGTTATAATAATAACTCTATTGCTACGTTCTTTAACGATAATACAGTTAATACTGATTTCCAAGATGGATTGAAAATTGGTTTCCCTGCAGCGTCTTATCCTGCTAATACTACACCAAATTATGAACCATATGCAAACCCTAAAATTGTAGAAACTTTAACTGGTAAGTTTAATTTTACAATTCAAGGTGCGAAAGTTATTGACGACCCAAATGGAAACAGTTATCTAGAAGTAATTGCTTTTGATCATACAATTACTCAACCAAGTATTAAGAATGAAAGGTTTACAGTTGTCAAAATTAAAGCACCTCAAGGCGGGTCTGGTTTTATAGCGGATGCTAATAATAATAGTCAACCCATTGAGTGGACAGGTTTTAGTTCAGGTACTGGATTTTTACACGCGGTATTTACTACATCTGATAAACCATTTACAAGTTCTGATCCTGCAAATCAAGATTGGTATCTTGTAATTAAAGGAGTTTTAACTGGAGAAATTAAATATAATCCTCTAACTGAAGCATTAACTTCTCCGGATCCAACTATTGAAACAACCTTTACGCAAGGACCAAATTTTGCTGTATTGGATGCAAAACCAGATAGTGTTGGCGACCCTGATGGATTAAGTAAGTCTGATAGAAAAGATTACCTTTATGCAGTTGGTGGTGCTAATCTGTATACGATGGTTCCTGGTGATATTATTGAAGATGACAACTCACAAACGCAATACTACATCGATAGTGTAGAAGATGTTGGTGAACTTGAAGATACTTTCTATATTTTCCGTATTGAAGAACTTACAGAAAGAATTCCAGGACAACAAGATGGTGAATACTATCTAACATGTTTACGCGGTAATATATCCCCATTCCCAACAGGTCCTGGTGTTGGTGAAAACTTCAGAAACTTTAAGTTCTCACAACCAATTGGATTCCTATATCCGGTAGATTATACAAATGATCCTATTTGGTACGAACAGTTAGATCCAGTATATTATGGAACTGACATCAATGATCCTCCAGCAACTTATTCTGCTGCTGATAATTTTACTCATGGTTTAGTTACAGTTAATGATTTTAGATATAGTGAAACTAAAGAAGCAATTGTAGATCTTACGAAACAACCTGCTCTATCAGAATATACTTTTGATAACCAAAATGGTATTGACGCTAGAATTAGAGCACAAGAAGGTCTAGCAGAAGCTGGAGCACAAGACCGCTCAATTCCTATTAAAGGTGTATCAACAACACAAGCAGATTCCAAACTGTATGTTGAACTTCGCCGTCCATCTATTGCTAGATCTGGTAACCATACGTTTGAGTATCTAGGATTTGGTCCTGGTAACTATTCAACTGGTTTCCCATTACGTCAGGAAATTATTCTTACAGACGAGCAAGATTTCTACGCTCAGGCAAAGCGTGAAGATGGTGGTATCGTCTTCTACACGGGTCTAAACTCTAATGGAGACCTCTACATAGGTAACAAGAAAGTCAACGCTATTACAGGCGAAGAGACCTTCCTTGAGAGTGCTGAACTCAATGGATTTGGAGACGAAGATGATAATCTAGGATCTGCACTTGTAACAACATTTATTACTCCCGTTACATTTAAGGATAAAATTCTCGTTAAAGGTGCTTCTACATTTACTGCGCCAGTTTCTATAAATGTACAGACTAATTTACTTGGTCCTGACATTTATTCGCTGTCTATTTCTTCTCTAGTAAATCCAGATACTCCTGATTTTGATGATCCAACATTAGCAAATACATCTTTTGCTAAGGCAACTGATGGTAATATAACACTATCTAAGAATAGAATTGAATCTGCTATTTTTGCATTCAATCCTAGAGGTAATGGTAGTTCTGGTATTCCAGGACAAGATTATAGTTTCCGTACACACTATAACTTCTTGGAAGAGTCCGGTCAACCTTCTAATATGACCCCAAATAATACACCGTTGTCGTATCCTGCAGATCCGACTTCGAATAGATTATTTGCAGAACAAAGCATATATTATGGAAATTTAATAAATGTTCCACAAGCTGGTGATATTTTATTCAAAGGTAAACAAACCAACAAAAATGGATCTCTTGGTTGGATATATGCTAACACTTTTAATATTATCCCTAATGATGATATTTTAACTGTTGCAACACCTAAAATTAATGAAGGAACAAGTTTAATTGAAGTTGATACTGGTGGTGGAATTGGATATGAAAATACAACATTCTTCAGATTATATTGGAATGGAATTACAACACAGGACGTAGTTAATCTTACTGGATTAAATGCAGAATCTGTTATTAGAATAGTTGGTGCTACTGGAACTTTACTAAGTCAAACAATTAATGGTAGATTTAAATTATATCTACCAACATTTAATCCTGTTCTAAATCCAGATTTTATTGATGTTGAAACTGACTCTTTAATTACATTTGATACATTCCAACTCTGGCAATCGATTGACCCACAAACAGGTGATCCAATCGGACCAGGATTAGGTGCTGAAGTTTCTATCTCTAACTCTGATTGGAAAGAATTAGGTGTTATTGGTGCTGAAGCACTTAGAACTGAAACTACAACTTTAGGTGAGTTTAAGTTAGGCATCAACACAGTTGCTAGAACACCACATAGTGCATACTTAAATTCGTTTATTGACCCTGATACTACAGATCCTAGAGCAAACCTAGATGTTGTAGGTAACGCATTTATTAGTGGTAAAGGAACACCAGATTATAGAGACGAAGCAGACCCAGCTGATCGCGCACCATTAGTTCTTGACAATGCGTTCTTAGTTGGCGGAGATAGTGAAACACCTAATCTAGAATCTACATTCAGAATTGCTACCTCAGGTGGTGGTAAAGTTGGTATCAATGTAACAAATTCTGAACTAGACAGAAATCTAGTTGTTGATGGTAATGCTAGAATTACCGGAGACTTCAGATTTGAGAATGATATTGATATTGACGGTGGAGGTGGATCTAATACTGCTGATGTAAGAACTGCCATTACAGATGGTATCTTTAACTTTGTTTCCAATGCTGGATTTGTCGGCACACTCAATGTGGGTGAAAATGCTGATACTATCAACATTGGTAGTCTGTCTAATAACTTTAACATCGCAGAACAGACTCTTGATGCTACTACCCTAAACGCATTTGTATTGTCTGATGATCTAAGACTTACTATTGGCAATCCTGCTGAAGATGCGTCTATTTCTAGATTAAATTTTGGTGGCGCATACGATCAAAACCAGTCCAATAGCGTACTTACAGTTAAGACAAAGCAAACTAACATTTGGGGTGACTTAGCTGTTGGTCTTAATAAAGCATTTACTGATACTCTTGATGTTACTGGTTCTGCTGGAACTGTAAACTTCTTCAGTAATTCTGGTGCAACTTCTGTACTTAATTTTGCTGTTAATGCTGCTAGTATTAACATGGGAGCACAAGGTGGTATCACCACTATTAGAAATAGTTTAACAGTTGATGCTACACTAAGAGTTAGAGGTAGTTCTATTGTTGTTGGTGGTACAGCATCATTTGAATTTAATGCTGATCGTTCACAGTTAGGTAGCACACAAACAGCACATACTGGATATCCAAATGGTATTCCTGAAGATAAAAATGTTGACTTTGTTATCTTTACTGGAGAAGAGATTGCTGTTGATACTGCTGGTGCTGGAACTTGGGGAGGATCATTCTTCCAAGATGCAATTCCAACATTTTTAGGAGATGATAACTCTCCTTTACCTGCTCTAACTGGTAACCAATACTACTTACCATTAGTATCAAGTCCTGATGGAGTTTTTGTTGAAGGTGATGATATTGTTGTTGATAGTCCTACCACCGGAGGAGGACATCCTGAAATTCTTAGAGTTGCTGTTGGTGGACTAAGAAGAATAAATACCGCACCATATTTTATCATTGTTGAAAGACAACCATATGGTACTTTCTTACCAACTCGTAGCGACCACCCAGATACAACTTTAGCAAGAAGAGTTAACGTAGCTCTGAATACTACTTGGTTGACTGCTGATGTTGACGCAACTGGTGCCGTTGATATTGTTAATCTATCTGAATTTGGTGGTGAGTTGCCATTAGGTTCATATCTGTTCCTATCAAGAACTGATGATGGAACTTCTGGTGAAGCAGTATTGGTCGGTACTTCAGTATCTGTTGTCAATAAGAGATTCCAAATTTTCAATGGAGTTGACGTTCTTAAGTTTGATGTTGACTCTATTACTGGAGCAACAACAATTAGTGACAACATCAGTAACGGTGGACTTACAGTTTATGGACCAACGAATCTAGTTGGATCTGCCTCTACACTCACTCTTGATGGAAATCTAACAGTTAATGCTGAGACAACATTCAATGATAGTGTAAGATTCCCTGACAACATCAGTCTTTACTTTGGTGACGATGATGATGGTGAAATCGTACACGGACCTAACAATTCCACAAATATCAGATCTTCTAGTAGACCTTTAAGACTACAAACTGGAGACACATTTGTTATTGAAGAGAGCTTTGCTGGTAGAAATTATATCAGAGCAAACTCTGATGATAATGGTGAAGTTGATCTTTATTATGATAATGACATTAAACTTACTACAACTAATGATGGTGTACTACTACCAGATCAATTAGAGGTAACAAATGAGTCAACATTCCAAGATGTAGTCACGTTCAATTCTTCACAAACTGTTGGTGGTATAGATAACTATATTACCACCACTGGTGCTAGAAAATGGGTATATATTCCAACTACAAGCAACAGTGAAGCAACAGTTAGCGCCACTGAAACCTTGGTAGCAAATACAAATTATTTTGTAAGACCTACAGGATCAGAAACTGTTTTAATTCTTAAGTTGCCAACTGGTGCAACTACTGGTGATATGGTTAGAATTATTGATATTGCTGGAAATCTAACATATAATACACAGTTAGTTGTTAGAGCACCAGCTGGCGTTCGTATTCAGGGAGATAATACTGGAAGTCTCCTAGGATTACCAGGAACAACTCCTTATAATGGCGGTGAATTAGTTGTTAATACACCTAACGCTGGATTTGGACTAATTTACGTTGGTAATTTAGATGCCGATGCTAATACAATTGAAGGAAGTTTACAAGGTTGGAGACTAGTAGAGATCTAATATGTCAGTAAATTACAACACACTAAAGACACTAAGGGGAACAAGTATTGGCACTATTGTTCCCTGGTGCGGTGCCATTGGCGCTATACCAAAAGGTTGGTTAATCTGTAATGGAGATCAATTAGACACGAATGAATTTCAAGATTTATTTGACATGCTTGGATATCGTTATGGTGGTAGTGGAAATTCTTTCAAAATTCCAAGATTAAATGGAAAAGAAGTAGTAGACTATCATACTAATCATTCTTCTCTATTTGGATCTGAAATGGATCCTTTGTTTCAAGCTCAAATTAATGACTTAAATGAAACTGAAAATGATTCTACCTCACTACCAACTTCAAAAATAGATTTGTTTGTAAGTGTGGATCCGGTATCTAATTTAAGGGGAACATTGACAGATTTTGATGCTAACCCACCAATTTATTTTGACGCTATTCTTTCTCAATCTAGAATGCTTGGAGATCACCACTTAGCTTCTCACAGTCATCCTGAAACACAGGAAGTGATTACTTCTCCATTTGGATTTATTGAATCTTGTCAAAGTCAAAGCTTTGAAGGATTCAACGCTTGTTTTTTGAATTGCTTTACTGCCTTTCCACTTGGTCCATGTTGTGATGATCAATGTGAGGATTATCAGGTATATAAAAACGAAGCAAATACCAGACTAAATCGTCGTACTCAAATTTATATTTTTGAATCTGCAAACTCATTAGAATCATTATATACTAAAGCTAATGGTAATAATGGTTTTGGATTGATTCCATCATCTGCTGATTTTGAACTCACTACAGATCCATACAACCATCTATTATCAAGTTTTGATACTATTGAAGCAACAACTTCACAGGGTGGTGGTAACCCAATAAACGGTAACAGTATTCTTCCATATCCTGTTAATTTGGCTACTGATATTATTAACTTCCAATCTTCACCTGAAGAACCTACACCACATAGACACCCAGATCAATTTTTTGAAATTCAGAAAGGAAATTTCTTTTTTGATTCGCAATACACACTTAATAACATTACTACAGGTAACGTTACGCCACTAAATAGTACTATTACTGATATAGCAGAATTTACTGCTGATATTAACACACCCACGTTACAAATAATTCATATTATTAGAGCATTCTAGTATGGCACCGGCAAGATATTCTTTTGAAAAAGGAAAATATGGTATTTTTCCTGGTACTATTGTTGCCTTTCCAAGATCATTGACTGGAACACTTCCCAGTGATCCCGAATTTAAGGATGCGGTTCCAGCTGGATATTTAAGATGTAATGGTGAAGTATTGAGGGTAGATGATTATCCAGAATTAGCTGGTATACTGGGTGTTGGTGATGATTGTAGATTTAAGAAAGAAGAGACTGAACTTGATGAAGATGAGTTCCAACTACCAGATTTAGGATCAAAAACTATAACTGCTGGTACGGCACAGGGTCAGTATCAATTTCTAAATGCTCCAAGGAACGGTGAAGATTTTCCAAAAGCGGGAATTGGTGTTGAACTTAGACTTAATCAATCTGGTGAATATGAAGTAAGATATGATGGATCTTTAGGGGTTCCTCAGTATGATTTTCAACTTAGTAATCAACGTGTCATGACTTCTACTTTGCAACCAAGACTTGAGGCTGCTTCAGTTTCGATTGGTGGATACCTATCACATGGACATTATGGTAATTTTCCACAATCATTTAGAGTAAATCCACCATCAGTTGCAGATACAGTGCCTAATTATGACAATGAATCTGGTCAACCTGAATGTAGTAATACTGAAGGAATTCAGTGTGCTTCAGAAGATGCTTCTCCCAACATTGGTGCTACTCAACAGGCAAGATCTGGTCCAGCAACTGTTGGAACTAATTCATCGTTTGAAGATACAGAGCACTCTCATCAATTTGAGATTGAAAGAGTTGAGAGAAATTCTAATGAGTTATCTGTTCCAACTGAAGTGGAAGCATTTAATTTAGTGACAACAATTAACGTGAGAGCAGATAATACATTCAAACTTGATAATATTGGTGCTAAATTTGTTCTAGTAGAATACTTTATAAAATTTTAATCATGCCAGTAAAATATTCTAAAAGTCAAGAAGCATTAGGTGTAAGTATTGGAACTATTATGCAAGTTCCTAAACCCTCCACATGGACTAATAATGGAAATATTAACACTGAAGGAAATAATTGGAATATAGAAAATTTGTTCCCTGGTTGGTTACCTTGTGATGGTAGAACTGTAGATAAAGATGATTATCCAGCACTTTACAATGTTATTGGTGATGTATATGGTTCTACAACCACTACATTTAATCTTCCTGATTATAGATCGGTCAAATTAAAAGGAACTGGATTTATTGATGGTAATATAGGATCTGGCGCTTCAGTTGTTGTAAATGCTGGACCGGGAAATAGTGGATCACAACCAGATTTAGCACTTGCTGGATCTACTGGAGGTCAATTTATTATTGATACAGTAAGACAACTACCACCAAATTCAGAAATTACTCCGGGAGATCAAAGTTCTCCTAGAATATATTATGATGTAGCAGATACATTTTTAACAAGTACAGAAGTTTTGACTGGTGTTGCTAGAATTCCTTATGAAGATGGTAATGATCAACCTGGTGGAACTGGAGAAGTTGGTGGATTTAGCGAACCATTTGTTGCTAATAATGGACAATACTTAGCATTTGGTACATATAATTTATCTCCTTTTAATACTCTTCAAACAACTAGATCCGCTCAATATACTGTAGATTTAACTGGTTATACTAGAATATTTCTATACATTATTTCTGGTAATGATAGCAATGGTGGCGAGAGACCAAATACTCCCGGTAATCCTGGAGATGATTTGAGACTTTATTGGCCTGACGGATCATTTGAAACTATTGTACCAGCAACGGGCAATACTACTCTCACTTTTGATGAATGGGATAATGAATATTCTGGATGGACTGAATTAGCATTTGATATTCCAGTACAATATCAAACCACTGGAGTAACTTTTAGAATTGAATCGATCATCACTGTTGGTGGTGAAATGGGCGCAACCCTTAGTGCAGCAAATCCTAATGCATTTGATGCATATGGTATTCAAAGAATAGGATTTGAAGGTGGTAATTTTGGTGGCGTAGCAGATGATAC